CAGTTCATTGGTATTCATTCAACCTTTGATAAGCCGTCAGTTGAGTTCAACGATACGTTTCTGACTATCTCAGATAACAAGAGGGACTTGAACTTCTTTTACGCTGCTGAAGAAACAATCAAGGTTGCAGCTGAAAAGGATCCTTCACTTCCTTCTGTTGACGCAACTTTCAACTTCAATACAGAATCCCTCAAGGAAATTGTAAAGGGCGCTGGTATCTTGAAGTTGCCTGATATCGCCTTTGTTGGCGATGGTCAGACAATTTCAGTGCAGGCTATCAACCATAAGGAAAACTCTTCAAACGTTTACCGCGAACGTATCGGTCAGTCTGATAAGGTTTTCCGCGCTGTGTTCAAGGTTGAAAACATCACTAAGATTATTTCTGGAGAATACAACGTAGAAATTTCTACGCGTGGTATCTCTCACTTTATCGGTAATGACGTAGAGTATTGGATCGCCGTCGAAGCGTTCTCCTAAGACCGCTTGACTTCTGACTAGGGAGGGGCTATTATAGTTCCTCCCACTTTTATTATGGAGGTACGTGATGACTAATAGAACGGACACCGTTCCAGTAGTTTGGCGTTCAACACCGTATATGCTAGCTAATAACATATTCGGAACGACGTCATTCAAAGCTAAAATTTGTCCATGTTGTGAGCAAGAAAAACCTCTTATCAATTATTATGTGAAAGAAAATAGGCAACATATACCAGAGGAAACTTTACAAGTTTCCGATTTTAGAACAGATTGTATCACTTGTTATGATGAAAAAAACATTAATTCGAAAAAAGGATTAGGTTGGAAATCAAACAAACAAGTACAACTTTCTTTAGAAGGTAATACTATCGAACAGTTTCTTTTTGAAGAGGTAGATAAAAATGCGTGAAGAATTCCTTTGGGTTGAGAAGTACCGTCCAAAAACTGTTGAGGATACAATCCTCCCTGTAGAACTAAAAACTACCTTTCAACAGTTCGTTGATCAGGGCAAAATCCCAAACCTTATCCTATCTGGTTCTGCTGGCGTTGGTAAAACAACTATCGCCCGTGCTATGCTTGATCAACTCGACTGTGACTATATCGTTATCAATGGATCTATGAATGGCAATATTGACACTCTACGAAATGAAATCCTCAACTTCGCCAGTACAGTATCTCTTGGCGGAGGGCGTAAGTACGTCATCTTGGATGAAGCGGATTACCTCAACGCCAATTCCACTCAGCCAGCACTCCGTAATTTTATGGAAGAGTTTTCCAGGAATTGCGGTTTTATCCTCACGTGCAATTTCAAAAACAGAATCATTGAACCCCTCCACTCTCGCTGCTCTGTCATTGATTTCAAGATAAGCAAGAAGGATATGGGCAAGCTCGCTATGCAGTTTATGAAGCGAGTGCTTGGTATTCTTGACGCTGAATCAGTTACGTATGATAAGGCAGTCATTGCCGAGGTAATTCAGAAGCACTTCCCTGATTGGCGTCGTGTTCTCAATGAGCTTCAGCGTTATTCAGCTACAGGCAAAATTGATTCAGGTATCCTGGCTAACATTCAAGAATCATCAGTCAAGGAACTTGTTGCGTTGTTGAAGGATAAAAACTTCACTGAGGTTCGTAAGTGGATTTCACAAAACGCGGATCAGGATCAAACAACTATCTACCGTAAGTTTTATGATACAGCCAAGGATTATTTCAAACCTGACTCTATCCCGTTGTTGATTTTGTTTATCTCTCAGTTTCAATATCAGGCTGCGTTCGCCGCCGACGCTGAAATCAATTTGGCTGCGTTTTTCGTCACCGTTATGAAGGAGTGCGAGTTCCTATGACTAAGAAGCTTCTCGACGTAACAATGAAAGAACGGGAAGCTCCAAAGGAAGAGGAAGTAGTCAAGAAAGCTGGTTATGATTGGTGTTATGAAAATAGCATCAATCATGCCAAAATTCATTATGATGTTGAAGGCATTGTAGAACACAAATACCTCCCTTGGAGAACTAATCGTTCGCTGTCGAATTATTCTGACACGATCAATCATGCGCAGTATATGAACCTCAGCGCGCATTTAGATTTACAGCTTCAGTTTGATTACCTTTTTTATTCTGTCCGTAAGAAAAAAAGGTTTTTCAAAAAGACAAAGGTTGAAAAAGACACCGATTTTCAAGTAGTGCAGCAATATTATAAATATAACAATAAGAGAACTGAAGAGGCGCTCGCTATCCTCACAGATGCTCAAATTGATATTATTGCTAAAAAACAAGAAAAAGGTGGAATAAAATGATTACAGTAGATATGCTAGTGGAGGTGAAGATAGCCGAAGAGGAAGATTTCCTAAAGATAAAAGAAACATTGACTCGCATCGGTGTTGCGTCTCGCAAAGATAATAAGCTCTATCAATCTTGTCATATCCTTCATAAACAAGGTAAGTATTATATCGTTCACTTCAAAGAGTTGTTCGCTCTCGACGGTAAGCCAACCGACTTCACAGACGAAGATAAAGGTCGCCGTAACACCATTGCCAGCCTGTTAGAAGAATGGGGTTTGATCAAGGTTGTTGAAACAGAACGGGTGAAGGAACCAAAGGCACCTATGTCACAGATAAAAATTATTCCTTATAAAGATAAGGGTAACTGGACGCTTGAAGCAAAATATAGTATTGGTCGTAAGAAAAAATAATTGAGGTATTTTTGTTATGTTTAAAATGTTCCGTAAAAATCCAAAAACCAAAGCCGAAATCGAATTAGATAAGATTCGCGATATCCTTTTTCCACCTTTTGATAAACAAAGCAAAAAGGATGTCACGTTTCTTGTCGATTATTCAGCAGATTCAAATCTACAGGCAGTCCTCAATGATCTTGAAGAAGGTCATAACGACGAGATAGTTAGGCGCACTGTAGCACGCGTAATTGATAGGATGATTGAAGTTAGAAAAGTCCTAAAAGCGTATAACGAATTTGATATGGAAGCTCAATATATCATTGTAGATGATTTGGAAAATAAGAACATTGAGGAGATTGAAGTTGGACGAGAACATTGACAGGAAAATAGACCTCCTGATAGAATCAATAGAAGAAATGATTGATTCCGGCGACGATATATGGCAGGAAGAAAAATTCTGCAATTACAGGCAAGCGATTAAAATTCGAGAAGACCGTTACGAGCCAGCGAAAAATAAGCTGAAGTTTTTCCTTACCGAAATCATTACAGAGATCGCGAACAAATAATGACTCAGCATTTTGCCAGCAACGTTTATTTTTTCGACGTGCCGCAGTTTTTACCAGCGATAAAAGAAATTGCTGACAGGGAACTTAGTAAGCTCAAAGTCGTCGATAAGATGTATCCTGTGCTTCAAACTGGTCCTTTGTTTGATCCAGAAACTTCTGATTTCGCCAGTTATGTTGCTCAAACCGCATGGAATATCCTAAACGAACAAGGATACGACATGGACAACTACAACACCGTATTAGATGAAATGTGGGCACAACAGCTCAACATGCGTGGTATGCATATTGAACACGTTCATTCTATGGGCGCTCAAATTTCTGGTTTTTACTTCCTAGAAACTTCTGAAAATAGTTCAAAGCCAGTTTTTCACGACCCCAATCACGCCAAACGTCAAATTGAGCTACCACAACGGGAAGAGTCAAAAATTACAGAAGCTTCAACAGCGGTAAATTACAACGTAACTCCGGGTCAGCTGATTATGTTCAACAGCTGGTTGCCCCACAGCTTTGCCCCCAACGCATCTTCGAAAGCATTCAAGTTCATTCACTTCAACGTGAAGGTTTACCCAGCTCATAATCACGAAGTGCCCCCAGCAGCTGAAGTGATATGAAGTACCTGATACGGTTCAATCAGTCGAGGGGTCAACCTGGTAGGGGCACGCTCGAACACGCCTGGCGTGTCTTCGAGGGCGAGAAGGAATACCTCTTCAAACACCTGGACATCAGGGTGCCCGTTGACGACGAACAAACGGGCGACGTTTGGAACATCAGGTGCTACGGTAACTTGACAATAGATAAAAAAACAAGCACGGCAATAATTAGCGGTTGACTTTAATCTCTATCTACCGTAGAGTAGGGTTGTAGGTTGAAACTATGGAGCTTGAACATGACTAAGGATTACATTTTTGAAACTTTCAAGGCGCTTGAGTCACCCGCTGCTAAGGTTGAGTACCTTCGCGGACTTGCAAAGCTCAACCTGCCTTATGATTTCAACTACGACAACTTGATCGCAACTTGGTCAAAGCTTGCTGAAGCTGGAACGGCGACTGAACAGTAAACGTAATCAGGGCAATAACAAAAAAGTTCAAAAAAGTTATTGCCCTGTTGTTTTTGTTCTTGCCTTTAATTCGTATAGGGCGTAGAGTAAGAATATAGGCTGAATTGAACGGGTCGCCTACCCTACTACTGGAGCTGAACAATGGGTGCTTTCACGGTTTATGGCTACATCTACGGTTCCGTTGACCTCAGTGAGGTCGTCGCCTACGCTGACACTTACGAGGACGCCCAGATGGCTGTCGAGCTTGCCACCGGGTACGACTTCTACGCCATAGCCCAGGACGTCGGTGGCGTTCGTTTCGCCGCTTACGCCTAAACAGGAGCTTTACCATGGTTGTCTACGTTCTTCTCGTCGCCTTCGACTACGAAGGTTGTTGTGAGTGCCTCGGTGTCTACGAGACCGAGCTGGAGGCTCTCGCCGCCTTCTCGGGCTACGCCACTGGCGGTTACGCCGTCGTTGAGCGTCGCGTTCTCGGCGCACCCGCTGAAACTCAGGACTAACAGGAGCTATACTATGGAATACGCTATCGCCTTGGTTATTGTTTCGTTTGTGTCTTGGTGCGTCGGCGTGCGCATGGGGTCAGATTATGTCGCCCGTCGTATGATCGAGGAATTTGATCGCTAACTTGACAATAAAAAAAAAGTTATTGCACTGTTGATTTTTTTCTTTCTTTTTATTAGATAATAGCGTAGAATACGAATATAGGGTCGAATGAAGGAGAGCTTGAATGTCTACCGCTGATATCCTGATTGTGTTT